TTTATGGTAACATTGATCCTTTCATCCCCCTCTAGTTGCAGGAGGTCTTTCCAATCCAGATCTTCCAGATCCAAATCATCATAACACTCAATGTCTAATGTGACACTTACAATACGTTTCTGTGCGTACATGAGAGTCTCGTGTGATGTGTGCTTATTCTACCATGCATAATGCTTGTATGCAAGCTCATCATAATCACATGAATCTCGCTCATAATCATCGTCACACTCATATGAATCTTGTATGTCATATGATTGCATATGATACTCTACCATCTCGTCGAGTTCATATGCATAAAACTCGTTGCTAAATGATTCGATCTCGTAGTCGTCGTACATGATTCTCGTCGAGATTTGGTGGTCTTCTATTTTACAGATATCTCGACGAGATGTCAACTATAAGAATAATTGTGAGTCTCGACGAGATTCATAAAATCTCATAATAATATATAGCATTCTTATGTTAAAAATTGTGTGGGTCTGTGAACATTTTCGCCGGGTGCTTGACTTTTGTGCGCGGGTGTGATAGAGTGCAGGCCAAACTCACAAGACCCAGAGGGGTTTATAAGAGGTATATAAAAGGTTTATAAGAAATATAAACACAAGATCTCAGAAGTTTATAATATCTATTCTCAATAATTATTGCAATTGAGAATCATTAAAAAAAACAGTATAATAGTTTTAAATCAATATATATACAAAATAAACAAATATATTTTAATTTAAGAATGGCATACATTTACAGCATTACAAATAAGGTGAATGGTAAGCAATATATCGGTAAAACAAGTAAACTCAATCCATATGATAGATGGAAAGAACACATCAGAAATGCCAGATTAAAAGAGAATACAGTAGCACATAGTTCTATTCATACTATGCCTATTATTAGAGCAATTAATAAGTATGGTAGTGATAACTTTAAGTTTAGAATATTAGAAGAATGTTCTGATGATAATGTAAATGAAAGAGAGAAGCATTACATCGCAAAATATAATACTTGTGATGGTGAAGGATACAACTGCACCTATGGTGGAGAAGGTATATCTAAACCATCAAAGTATTGGTCTAAACATCCTGCCAGTCGTGCCGTCAGTTGTTATACCTTAGAGGGTGTTTATATCTGTGACTATGATACTGTTGGTGTAGCAGCATTAGAAACATTAGGGCATAATCCTTCTAAGGGTGAAAGAAATTGTATTAAAGTGTGTTGTCAAGGTAAGGTATTTCAATCATATAATTATAGATGGACTTGGAAAGGTGAGAAATTAAAAGAATGGAAAGATAAACAAATTAGACTAAGACTTGGTGTTTATGGATATACTAAAGATGGTGAGTATAAAGAGTGGAATAGTCAGGCAGACTGTGCAGAATTCATAACAGGAAATAGAAAGAATAACAATAGTGTGTATCACTCATTAAAAAGTCCCCGTAAAAATAAACTACAGTGTAAGGGTTGGTATCTATTCCATAAAAAAGGTAAGATCATTCCTTTCGATAAGATTACCTTTGCCACCAAAAGAAATACCACGGAACATTATAAGAAAGCATCTGCAATCAGTGCTGCCAAAAGAAAGAAACCTGTAAAAGGTATTAACATTCATACTGGTGAAACAATTACCTTCAATAGCATTAGTGAGGCATCATTTTATTTCAAAGGTGAAGGTGATTACAGTGGTTCATCAAATATCCATCAGAATATCAAAAATAGAGAGAATGGTGAATACTGGAAATGGGCATTTGATCACAAGTGGAGTTACATTTAATACGCTACCATTTATCCATAGGGCATTCACTACCACTAAACCTAACCTTATACTTCATATAACATCCACACTGACTACAACGACTACTCCTAGGAAGAAAGTATTCACACTTTTTACAAGTATCCAATCTCTTCTTTTGTTCTTCCTCAGTCAACAACAATGGTTTATCAGAACTAATATCAATAGCACTCTTTACGACTTCAAATGTAAACTTCGATAAGTTCTTTGCTTGTTCCTTAATTGAAGGAAGTTCCTTTTCTGAATCAGACATCAATAACCTCCAAGATAATACCATCCAGTGATAACATACTTATTCCCTTCCAATACCATTCCTCCTCGATGCGTATGAGTATAACCTGCTGGCCATAACAATAACTTACCCTTCTCTGGTTGTTCTCTACGTTTATAATACAAGAACTCAGTTTCTCCTCCTTGGAAATCATCATTCAAATAGACCATCCATACAATCAGTCTACGACAATGTTCTAGGTTTGAGTTTTCATCATGCCAGACATGATAACCTCCACCAGGAGGAGTTTTTTGCACCTTTTGAACAATAGAATACATTGGCACATCAGTCAATGTTCCAAATACCCTTTGATACTCTTCTAGGCACTCGTTCAATGGATCATATAACGTCTTTAATGGATCATATGATAATGATGGTCCCATTGAGTGTAAATCAAATGCCCAATCGAATCTTCCTGCATTTGAGTTTGGAAACTGAGTATCTTCACAATAGACATCATTAATCGACTGATAATAATCAAATGTTCGAATAATATCATCACAGAACTCATCAGAATAGATACCAGAATAAGATCCAATGAATTGTGAATATTCACCCTTCAGTTTCGTATTTTCGTATGATGTGTTCATAATCGGGATACTTTTGGATAATTGTTGCCTTAAGTCTTTCATAGTGTGTATGATTCCATTCTTCATCATTTGAGATCCACTTCTCTAATGGGCAATCACCCCAGGGATCTTTGATCTTGTGTGGCAAATAACATCTACAATAACGACATCCTTCTTCAACCTCATCAAAGTGTTCACAAGATTGGCACATTTCCCATCGTTGTTTCTGACACTGTGATGATGCACTAAATGATCCTTCCTCTATTTCGGCAAGAAAGAATTCATCCAAAAACTTAAAAACTAAATTACGTAACATCTTAAATTATACCACGCTTTTTTATATATTGCTAATTGGTCCTCTGAGAGTATTATCGGTATAATAACTGATTCTAGTATTTCTTTTGAAAACTGCTTTTCCGGCAGATTTTGCCGATGGTTGACCAAAATCTCCACCTGGATTTCCGGGATTGCCAGGATTACCAGTGGAATTGTTGCTATTTACTGCACAGCTAGTCGTGATACCAGCATTACCTTTATTTGCCTTGTGTGGTGCCACGGTTAAGGCAATATTTCGATTTGACCATCCTCTTCCTTTTCCTCCTCCACCAGCATTGCCACCTTCGGCGGCGCCGGTATTAAAATTAGATCTTCCTGCACAATATGATGTATTACCATTACCACAATGATATCCAGTCATATTAGTTGAATTCCATCCTTGACCACTTCTCCATCCACCACCACGACAACGAGTTCTTTGACCATTTGGATTCATTGCATAACGATAAACATCAGTTAAATTATCAGTATCGACACAACTACCATTGGTTGTATAGGTTTCTACATTATAGCACGCTAAACTAGATCCACTGTTTCCCCTATTTCCAGAAGATCCACCACCACCACCTGACCAAATCTTACCATATGATCGAACTTCTACGGCACGGTTCGTATAAGTATTGTTCACATATAATGCATCACCACCATTCTGATTAACTTCACCACCCTGACCATAAATTGCACCGTTCTGGTCGATCTCAATCTCTAAATTATATAAATTACCACTGAATTGTAATGCCGCAGTATTAGCATTATCGGAATAAACATTTCCGGTGATATCAAAAACTTTCTTTACGTTCCTTGAAAGATTATTGTTCCATACACTAGTATTAGTATCAGAATAACTTAATTGATTGTCATCACCACTTTGTGTCACCAAATAGGCACTGATCGTATCTCTTAATGAGTCTACACTCCAGTTATTACCTGTTGAAACACTTGCATTCTCTACTGCATCAGGAACAAGAGTCGTAATTGTATTATCATCATTCCAGTCAACATTAGCATCATCATTCTTTAGATATTTGCTCGCCTTGATATTTGTCGAACCACCACCAAACTCTGTACGAATTTGTGAGAATGATATGGGATTACCTGCTCCTGCAGTAAAATGAGATGTCTTAGTAATGTTCGTTGCCATGAAAATATGACTTTTTTTGTTATTTATGATTCGACTGGCACTTCTCCATATCCATACTTAATTGCAATCGTAAAGCGATGACGATCCCGAAATGTCGTGGCACGATGTAGAATCATTCCATCAAACATCACTAATCGATTCGGAATGGGTGAAACTCCATAAATGTTACCATCTAAATGAAACTGCGTCTCTCCACCATCTTGCACATCCCAATTCACATCACTTGCATAATATAAAAATGTCAATCCCTTTCCATCGACATGAAAATAAGGATTCTCATTTGGTGCAAAACAATTGACATACATTCGATAAAACGACATTTCCTTTAAAAGAGAACACTTCTCTTTAAGTTTAGTCTTGAACATATCAAAAATTTCATCTCTTGCCTGCACCTGACTGATCATACCAGTCGGTGGTAAACCATAATCATCCCTCTCACCATAAA